GTTGATGGTGCTTTACATTTTGAGGTGAAAAAATTAGATTATTTTGTCAAGGGTGGTGGACATGAACTTTCTATGCTTAAGCGGGAATCGATGTTTGTTCAATTGTTGGAAAGAGTTGACCCAAAAGATGCTAAATTGTTGATAGCTGTCAAAGACCAAAATCTGTCTTACAGGGGATTGTCTTACAAATTGGTCAGAGATGTATGGCCAGAATTGCTCCCCGAAGTCGAAGAAATGGAGGATGTGGAGGTGGAAGTTGAATCAAAACCTAAGAAAAAATCAAAGAAAAAGTAGTTGTAGAAGATTAAAAGTATATAAATATAACTACAAGTTTGGTTGAGATTGATTTTTCATGTATTTTATTGAACTGATTGAATAACCAAAAAAGGATACAAGTATGGTAAAAATAGTAAGGGTGTTCCTTGCTTTATTTGCTACACTATGGTATACTACTTCACAAGTTAATAGCAATGCTTCAGTTACATTACAAAAAAATTGGGAATTCGACTTAGATCGTATTCTTAATCAAAAATCTGTAAATGTGACGGCAAAAGACTATTATCAAACCCCCGAACCAACAACTAGATATTCATTGAAAGACGTAGATTGTCTAGCAAAAAATATTTATTTTGAGGCGGGCGTGGAGAGTACAGCAGGGAAACTCGCAGTAGCAAACGTTACGATTAATCGTAAGCTCAATAAAAGTTACCCTAATACCATTTGTGGTGTAGTTAAGGAAGGACAGCATTATTATAGTGCTAAGTTAAATGACCATGTTCCTGTGAGAGATAGATGTCAATTTTCGTGGTATTGTGATGGCCGTTTGGATATTCCAAACGAAGGTAGAACATGGAATTCTGCACAAGCACTTGCGGTAAAAGTACTTGATAGTCACTATGAAGACAAATTGATAGACATAACAGATGGTGCTACTCATTATCACGCTAATTGGATGGAAACATATCCAAAGTGGAGTAAGCAAAAAAAGATTATGGCTTCTATCGACAGACATATTTTTTATAGAAAACATTGATTTTTTGACGAATTGACTTGACAAACATCTCACTTTTCTGTATAATAGTATATGAAAAGTGAGAAATGTTTAATTTTAATAGAGATTGTATATGAAAAAGTTACTATTGACAACAAGTTTTTTAGCACTACTATGTTCAGCTTCTGCTGCAGAGACAAGAACAGAAATCATTACAGAAGAAGTCTGTCATGCTATAGCAGGATGTTGGGTTGACACTACAACTGGCGAGTGTCCAGATTGTGTAATGGAAACACGAAAAATTGTTATCGAAGATAAAGTCATAGTGGAAACAATAATGCCAACTATCAAAAAAGTTGCTTTAGAAGTACCTAGTTCTTATTACAATTACGGATACCCTACACTTGCTGGAATGAATGTATTAACAACTCCATTTATTCACAATTAATCTAGTTACTATATAATATATTAGACAAATAACAACAGGAAAATAATATGCCATATTATGATTACAAGTGTTCTTCTTGTGAGCATGTATTTGAAGAGAACATGAAAATTGTTGACAGAAATAAACCCACCGAAGAACCCTGTCCAAGTTGTTCTAAAACAAGTGTGAGTCATGTATTCGGTAAAAGTCATATTGGTGACCCTTGGCATCATGCTGGTCGAAGAATCGATGATGGATTTAGAGACCGATTGAGAGAAATAAAAAAATTAAATCCAAGAAATACTATTGATATACGTTAGTTTATGAAAAAATTTAGTTATGATCTTTTTGAGAATCGAAAAGATTTAATAGAACAAGATAATTCGGGTTCTAATGGTAGGGTGTATCATGCTCCGAATGGAACGTATCCATCTATCACAAACCTTCTATACGAAATAGTTTCTAAGCCCGGAATTCAAGCTTGGAGAAACAGGGTTGGCCACGAAAAAGCACAGAGAATTTCCACCAAAGCATCTATTCGTGGAACTAAAATTCACAATGTAATCGAAAAATATTTGAGAGGCGAAGAGGATTATCTACAGGGTGTAGCAGCAGAACACATTGAACTTATCAAACTTGCTATCCCACAAATAGATGAAAAGATAGACAACATTCGTGGTATCGAATTACCATTGTGGTCTGATGCTTTGAAGACAGCAGGAACAACAGATTTGATTGCTGAATACGAAGGTGAATTAGCGGTTATCGATTGGAAGACTGCTACCTACATTAAGAAAGAAGAATACATTCTATCTTATATTCTACAGGGAACAGCTTACTCAAGAATGATATATGAAATGTATGGTGTCATTCCTAAGAAAGTGGTTCTTTGTATGTTGATAAGGTTCGATGAGAACAAATACAATCCATTGATGGATACTGATGTATTGGTTGATTGGAGAGTGTTTAATCCCCTAGATTACATACATAAACTAAAAGATGTTTGTGATGCTTACCACTTTAAAATGTCTTGACAATTTGTTCTCAACATGGTATGATATAAATATCACAAAGAACATAAAGAATTTGTTTGATGACTCAAGAGAATAGTTAAGTAAGACGCCGGTTCGATTCCGGCCAGCTCCACCAAAGGAAGTTATGGAAAAAATAGCAGCATACCTAGCAATAATTACATTGATTGCTTTGGTTATTGTTTATGGTATTTTATACTTTGGATTTGACTTCCGTTGATGGGGCTGACAAGGATTTCGATTGCTAATGAAGGTATTGAAGAGAACGAATTGGGTGATTGACTACAATCAACTAAATTAGATGCAAACTTTTTCGCAGCTAATAATTCAGATTATTCCCCAGCGCGGGTTGCTCTAGCGGCATAATTAATCTGTAGGGTTTGGGGAATCGCCTCGTAACAGAAGATTCCCCGCTACACATTTTTTTGGATAGGAATATGGCAAACAAAGTTCATAAAAGATTGGGGGATGGTAAAATTAATACTCCCGATGAAATGATTGAAGATCAAGAAGAAAAATTATGGGAGCAAAATCCAATGGAAGCATTACGTTATGAGAAAATCGAAACAAGGAAGAAACTGAATTGGATGGCAAGATATGTTTTGTCAATGATTATAGTTCTAACTTTTTTGTTTTTAATATGGTTATTATTTTACGGAGCATTACCACAAGAGAGTCGCGATCTGGTGAATATCATGGTGGGTGCTTATGTGGCTGTCCTAGCTAAGGCGACCGATTACTGGTTCAAAGATAAAGATGATCCAGAACAGAAAGAAGGTGAGGCAGTAGGAATTAGTAATGAATAAACTTGACAATGTTGTCATTATTTGATATAATTATAAGATAATATAAAAAACAATATGAAAGAAGAACTTAATTTGTATACATCAGAACGTTACAATTCTGAAATTGAAGAAATCGTTGAACGAACAAGAATGAGTTATCTGGATGCAATGCTATATCATGCAGATGAAAATGGTCTTGAATCGGAAACAGTCGCAGGATTAGTAAACGTTAAAACTAAAACCAAATTAAGGGAAGAGGCAGAGATATTAAATTTCATGCCAAAGACAGCAAAACTCCCAATATGATATACCAAGTGACTCCTTATGAAGTGTACCAAAAATATTTGTCATTGAAGCAACACTTCAATAAGAAGGGCTACGATTACTTTAAATTTCAAGGTAAGGTTCGTGCAAACGAATCATCATTTGAAAAACGAAAAGACAAACACCACTTCATCCGTTTGTCAAAAATTTATAAGGATGAAGAACTCACTAAATTTTTTGTGTCTAACTTTGTTGTTACGAAAGATCTGTGGGTAGGAAATGCTACTTCACCAGAAGGTAGAAGTAATTACATTGCATGGAAGACGAAGATTCAAAGTCTCCCATATGTATTTGAAAATGAAATAGAGGCAATGTTCGATGAGAACGAAACCTTCAATGACATTTTCAATGTTGAGGATGGTCAACATCCTCCAATAGTTCGCCATGTGTTTGGCAATGAAGTTTCGTTGGAAACCTTTGTGGTATTGGATTCCATTCTGAACTTCTCCTCTAAATTCAATGAGAAGATAGAGGAATCGGTCATTTGGCCGGAACTATATAGTATGGTTAATAATTATGCGCCATTCGTGGTTGTGAATAAGCAGAAATATGTTGACATACTAAAAAAACAAGTAGAATTACATTATGCATAAAGTGGATAATCTGAAACACGTAGAACAAGGAGAATACGATGGCAAATTCATTTGCATCCCTCAAGAAAAGTCGGTCAAACGATCTTCAGAAACTTCAATCCGAAGTGGAAAAGATCAACAATCCACAAAACAATTTTAGTCGAGAAGACGATCGCTTCTGGAAAGCAGAACTCGACAAGTCAGGTAATGGATATGCAGTTATCCGTTTCCTTCCCCCACCAAATGGTGAAGAGATGGCATGGGCCAAGATCTTCAATCATGGTTTTCAAGGGCCGGGTGGCTGGTACATCGAAAACTCTTTGACCACAATCGGTCAAAAAGATCCATTGGCAGAGTATAACTCTACCCTTTGGAATTCGGGTATCGAGGCGAACAAAGAGATCGCCCGTAAACAGAAACGTAGGTTGACCTACATCTCAAACATCTTTGTCGTAGAAGACAAGGCAAATCCCCAAAACGAAGGTAAGAATTTTCTTTTCCGTTATGGAAAGAAGATCTTTGATAAGGTTAGTTCGATGGCTAATCCTGAGTTTGAGGATGAGTCACCAGTTGATGTATTCAACTTTTGGGATGGTGCGAACTTCAAGTTGAAGATTCGTAAGGTTGATGGTTTCTCAAACTATGACAAGTCGGAGTTTGTAACTCCTGCTCCTCTGTTTGAGGATGAAACCAAGTTGGAAGAAACTTGGAATGCTCAACATTCCTTGACGGAATTTGTGGCAGAGGATAAGTTCAAGTCCTATGATGAGTTGAAATCTCGTCTGGATATTGTTCTTGGTAACGTTGCATCTCCTGCAATGACTGCACCTCCTACTGTTGAATCAGTAGAAGTTCCTGTTAATAGTGGAGTTCCTACTGTAGATAGTGAAGAAGAGAATCTTGATTACTTCAAGAAACTTGCAGAAGCATAGTCTTACTAAACTACGAATTGTTGTTCCCGCAATCCAAATAAATTTCTAGTGGGTTGCAGGAACACATTTTTTACTTGTTTTATATCTTGATTTGAACGAACAGAATTGTCAAACACAGCATTCCCACCCGCATTTCCATTAGTCATACTTGCCAAGCCAGGAATTCCAAGAT